CGGAGGCGCCAAATGAAAGCCTTCAATGGAAATAGAAAATCTCGGTGCGTCGACGTCACTGCGCGCGTACTTGGGAGGATCGGGTCGTGAAATTGTGGCGTGTGAGGAGAAACCAAGAAATCTTAGGTCACTGGCTCGCTCAGGAATTACGGCTAGACGGTGACACGTTGTATGTAGTCAGAGGCGGGCGCATCGTGGGTTGCTGCGCAGGCGGGCCTAACCTCTCCTGGGAAGCGATTCCGTTATCGATGCGACCGGGCGCCACACGCACGAACAGTGTTCGGAGTGACGTCGAACCACCAGACGTTCCCGGAGGGGACTCATGACCGACTACACGGTAGATCCTGACGGCCCGTTCGAGTTTCCTCACGAGGAAGCATTACGCGCCCTGGAGAGGCACTGTCTATCGTGCGTGCGCGGATGTCGGCCCTGGTGGGAGAACGTTCACGGTCTCGACAGGACTGGGCTAGGGGCGCATGTACCATCGAGCGCGTGCTGCGAGATCGGCAACCAACTCCACGCCGATTATATTCGGGCGAGTTGGCCCGAGGACGACGATACATGACTGACCCCGCCTACGTCTGCGACTCCTGCGGTGGCCACCGGGAAACCGCCATCGGCCCGCAGTTCCCCGGCCACACGACCTACGCACCCTGCGCGGCCTGCGGCGCGGTCGGGATCCGGCGGGTGGTGGAATTGTGGGTCTCGCCCCAAGTGAAAAAGCCGAACGTGAAGCCGTATCACGAGTCGAGCTATCGAGGAGGAAAACTACGTGCCTGACGACATCCAATTCAAACGCGAGGCCGGCCAGGTCACGCTGGTAATGAGCGAGGGCGACTATGACTCCGTGCTGCTGGCGCTCGCCATCGCGGCCGCCACGGCGCTAGGGGACAAACGGATGTTCTGCCAGTGGATCGAGCTGGTGAACCGGCTCAACGCGGGGAATCCGCAGTTCACGCCGTACGAAATCCCGGCCGACCATCGAGGAGGAAAACTACGTGCCTGACAACGGAAACGCCAACATCCGGGTAGAGATCACCGACGCGCGGGAGTTTCACTGCTTCCGGCTGGTGCTGAATCCGCGTTTCGAAGAGTGCCAGAACTGTGAGGGGAGAGGCGCGGTGATGATTGAACGCTCCCTCTACGTGCACGAGGAGGAGCATTTTGACCAGCACGAATGTCCCACGTGCCGCGGCGAGGGGAAACTCCTGATCGTAGGTTCCGGCCTCGAGATCATGCTGCACGCGCGGAGCCTGGTCGACCTAATTCACAAATGTTCGCTGGCCCTGTGCGACTGGCAGGCGCAGACCTGCGCCGCTCTCATCGAGAGGCTCCACCAAGTGATGGACCGAGAGAGTACTGCGAAAATAGAGCGGAACCTAGGAGAAACCGGATGAAGATCGACCTGAACGACTTGCACGCGGCCCTGGAAGGCATCGCGCTACAGCGCCAGAAGCTGGATCAATTGGAGGGGTTGGTGCGGAGGGAAATGGCGGGGTTGGGAAGGAAGGAAATGCAGCCGCGGAACCGGATGTCGGCCCGCGGGCGGCGGAACATAGCCCAGGCGCAGCGGAAGCGCTGGGCGGCGGCGCGCCACGCGCACCAGGCGCAATAACGTGGGGTACGGCTGGCAGTGGGCGCCGGTATCTCGGCGGCGCCCGCTGCCAGCGCTGCGGTTTCGAGGACTGGGAGCACGTCGGGCGCGACGTCGGGCGGCGCAGTCAGTTGGAGGTCGCGCACCTGGATGGCGATCGCGCGAACGACGATCCTGCCAACCACCTGGCGCTGTGCCACCCGTGCCACCGCGCGCTCGATTACGGGGACTGGGCGCGCAAGATGCGGGCTACCCGGCTAAAGAATCGCGCCTGGCAGGCGGTGATCCTGGCGTACGGCCGGGACGCGGCGCGCCCGCTGCTGCAGCTTGAGACCGGGAAGATCCCAGGATAAGAGTTCGTACACCTCGAGCTCGTCCTCCAACGGTCCTATGAAGTTTTGTTTGCGCATCGGGCTACAATTCACACCAGGAGGTTTCGAATGGAACAAGTACAGCCGGTCTATACGGTGCCGGCGACGCAGATCAACATCCCGCAGGCGGATTTCGCGCTCAGCAACATAGCGCAGATTGAGTACGGCCTCGGCACCGGCCCCAATGACACCTGCCAGGTCCACTTTCTCGACGAAACGGTGCCGCTGTATGTGTCGCGGCAGCAAGCCGACAAGGTCCGCATCGCGTGGAACAACTGGCTCACGGAAAATACGCAGGCTCAGATGGCCGCCGGCGGTTCCGGGCGCGGGCACTAAGCCGCGGTCGCGGCAGGAATCCGCAGGACCTCTGCGATGGTGGCGTCCGGCGTGGCTGGCAAACCGTCGCAGAGGAACTGTAGGTACGCCGCCGCATCGTTCTCGTTGGGCGGTGCGTACACTGGCACCATCGTCTCCAAGGTCATCCCTCTGGCGGCGTAGAGTTGCAGTTGCCGCTCCAGGTCCTCCCATCCCGCCTGGTCGTCCGGTTCGATCCCAATCTTCCCGTCCCAAGCGTAGATGTGCGGGGCGTGTTCCAAATCCCCCGGGTTGTGATCGCGGGTCGGTTTGGTGCCCGGGCGCCCGAAGCCTTCCTCGCAGCCGATAAGCTGCGCGAGTCGAGTCCGGGGCCCGGGCATATTACCCCTTCAGGCGCAGCAGCAGCGCGCCGCTGTACCCGCCGACCAATCCGGTGAGGAGGGTGTACAGGTCTCGGGCCGCCGGCGCGAAGATCGCGACCGCGATGCAGGCGCCGGTATAGAGCAGCACGCCGCCGGCGAGCAGCCACAGCGTGCGGTCCGGATCCGGCGGCCGCGGAGCAGGCGCGGGCGTCATGCGGCGGCGGGAACCGGAGTAGGGGCGGGGACCGCCGGTGCCGGCGTGATGGGAGCCGGGACCTTCACCTTAAGCTGATCCAGGATGACGCCGACCGTGGCTTCCGCCACCAGCACGATGCCGGCGATGGCGTTCGATTCTGCATCATGCGCGAAGACCGGAACCAGGGGCTCCTCGCTCTGGATTAGTGCTTGAAAAAACTTCGTCCAATTCATGAGAGTTTCCTTTGTGGGTTGAATTTCAATAATTCACCTGCACGCTGGCGTGCAAGCTGGTGAGTGTCTCGCCGGCCAGCGTAACGTACTGAATCTGCAGAAGGTCGCCCGCGACGACGCTGAAGGTATGGGCGGTATCGTTGCACATACCGCTACCCGACGCGGCGAGCGTGCAGGTCATCGATTGGAGCACGCCAGCTTTGCCGACGGTCACGACGACGTTTGCATGCGGCGACGACGTCCCGCTGAGCACATAGAGAGCCGCGACGGTTCCCGGGCTGGCGACAACCTGTGTTGAATCGTAGATGTTGGTATCGGTGCAGGCACTGGCGCCCCCCGATTGAAGAACCAACGTCGCGTTGGCGGTCACCGCGCCCGCGCAAGACCAGGTAAACGTCGCGCTGGGCTGCGCCGCGGCGCGGAGCGGCGCCACGGCCTGCCACGTCCCGGGCGTTCCGCCTGCAGTGCAGACCCAACCGAGCACGGAAGACGCGGAGCCGACTGTATTGGTGGGCGCGGAGTTCCAGACGAAATCCCCGGTCTGATACGTGCCGCTCACCGGCGCCGCGGTCCCGATGTAGCGCGCCGCCATGCCGGCCGCGATCTGGTCGACCGTCCGGATGGTGGTTCCGGTCGAGCAGGTGTTGTCGGTGCCGGCGGTCAAGACCGTGATCTTGTAAGCCCGATCTTGCGAGAGCCAGATGTTGGCGCGGCCGGAGGAATCGAGAACGATGGCGTTCGGCGGGACCGAGTTCGGAGTCGCGCCGGTCGAATCGGTGTACGTAGCGAGACCGGTCGACGTGCCGGCCGCGTAGGTGCACACCTTGCCGCCCGACAGAATCTTGCCCGAGTTGTCGGCGAACTGAGTCGGCTGCCAGGGTAAGAGAGCAGTGGTCTGTGCGAAAGCGGACGCACACAATGCGGACAGAGCGAAGAGTCGTTTCATGGTGTTCGAAGGGGAATGATCTACTGATTCAACCCGGCGATCTGTTCGTCGGTGAGGGCGGCTGGGTTGTACGTGCCGCGGTAGTTTTTCATGGCGCCCATGCCGCCGCCTGGCGCGGTGCGGGCGGCCTTCGCGGCGGCTGCCTCTTGCTGGAGCTGCTGGAAGCGGGTGATCACGCGGCTGCGCATCGCAGGATCGGTAGGTTTGACGGAATTGAGCTTCATGGCATCAGCCTGGGTCATGCCGCCTTGGGCGAGCTTCTGGTTGAATTTGTCGTTCTGATAGCCCTGCTCCACCTGCTGCCACAAACCGTCCCGCGCCGCCGCATCCAGCTCCGGATCGACCAGCCGCGCGGCCATTTCCGGCGTAATTCCAGTTCGCATCAGGTATTGCGCCCGGGTATCCACACTCTGGCGGGCTCGGGTGGCGCCGATGTCGTCCAGCGTCTGGGCCGCCGCGCGCGACAGGCGCCCGTTGGCGCGTCTCGGCGCCGGGTTGCCGTTCAACCCCGCGGTTGCCTCGGCCGGGGGCTCCACGCCGCCCGTGGGCGCCGACGTCGGGGGAACGTCGGGCGGCGCGGCAGGGGCGGCCGCTTCCGGGGTGGCGTTCAGGCCGGCCGTCAGTTCCGGCGGCGGTTCCACCGCGGTGGAGGGCTTGGTCGGCGGGGCGGCTGCCGCTGCTGGCTGGTTCAGCTCGTCGACGATGCTCTGGCGCCAGTCGGGACGGGGGGCGGATCCGCTGACTTCCGCCGGCTCGATGAGACTCGGAACGGGTCTCGCGGGTTTCGGGGCCGGGGCCGGCGCGTTGCGTTTCGCGATGGCCTTTTTCATGCCTTCGTAGGCATCTGTAACTACGGGAATCGCCCCGAGCGCCGCCGCCGTGGCGGTCGCCTCGGGCCCGAGTCCGAGTTGGTGCGCCACGCCGATCGCGGTCGTGGTGGCCAGGCTGCGTGGCTTGGCTAGCGACTTCGCGCCCGCGGTAACGGCGCCCCTGGCGCCTGCGGCCACGTCGCCGGCCAGGTCAGTAGCCGCGTTTGTGACTGCGCCGGCGGCGCTGCGCGCTGACGCCAGGTCCGGCGGCATCACCGCCGCGGAAGCCGTGGTCGCCGCATCGGCTATTGGATTCTCCGAGAGGAACCCTCCGGACGGCGGGTTGCCGTGCTTGGCCCAGCCGACCAGATTCGCGGGCAGGTGCAGGACGTCATCGAGACTAGGAAGTCCGAGAGCAATCCGCGCGGCGTGCAGGTACTCGCCGACAGAGCCGACCTCTCCCATGTTCGATTTGAAGGTGGCCCAGCCGGGTTTGGTGTTTGGTGGTTGGTTCTCCGCGTGGATCTGATCGAAGACGTCGCCGCCACCGGACTGGTCCGCATGGATCTGATCGAAAATGTCCGCCACGTTATTGGAGCTTCCAGCCGTTCTGTTGCGCGAGTTGCCGCGCTTTGGTCGGATCGCCGCCGGCCGCGTTATAGAATTGCTTCGCCGTGGCTTTGTCGATCACCTTGCCGGCGCCGGCGGGGAGTGCTGCAGCGGCCGGCTTCATCGTGGCTGGATCAAATCCGCGCTTGGTCAATGTGGATTTCGATTCGGGCGACAGGATGGAAAAGGTCTTGTCTTCCGGGAAGGCCTGCGAGTAGTTGTACTCGAGGCCGCGGAGCTTCGAGCCCGCGATCCGCATGGTGTCTTTCAATGCGGTTTGTAACTGCTTGGGCGAGCTGGCGGAGCCGATATTCTTCTCGACCGATTCGACCTCCGCATTGGTGGCGACGCCTTTGAGTACCTTCGCGGTCTCGCCGGCGACGGCCGTTTTGAAGGTGTCGAAGTTGGTTACCGCGTCGTCGCCGAACGTCGTCCGCACCTTGTTGTAGAGGGAATTGGCCGGCGTGAAGCTGCCGTTGTTCATCGCCGCCGCGGCGTCGAGCGCGTCGTCGACGTGCCCGATCATCGTATTCAACTGAATGCCCTGCTGGCCTTGCGCTCCGGTGGTATAAGCGATGCGAGTCTTCTGGCGGTTCTGATAATTGGTCGAGTCGTAACTGGGATTGACCTTCAACACCTCCGCCATGAAGGCCTGGCCGGCCGGCGTCGTCAGCGAGCGCGGCGAAGGCGGCGCGGTGCGATATTCGGCCACGGCCTGCGCGATTGGACTGCTCGGCATGCTCTCGATGGCATCCATCTGGCCGAGCGCGGAGGCTTTGCCGACCTGGCGCGCCTTCGACACTTCGGCCGGGATCAGGTCGGTGGCTTTCTTGACCTCGAGCTTATTGGTGAGCCGCTGTTCCTGCACCTTCCCGACTTGCTGCTGGAAGTCCTGCAGCGCCTGGCTCGCTTCGGTCCAGCTCATACGCCGCATGGCGCCCTCGTAACGCACTTTCGCCGCAGCGGCCATCGGCGCCAGGTCCGGATCGTTGCCGGCCATGGCGTCGATTTCGTTCGATCCGGTTTCCGGATGCGCAACGTAATTCTCAAAGGCCTTGCGCTGCAAAGCAGCGGTCTCGGCTTGCTCGCCGGTCAATTTCGCCTGCGCCGTGGACAGGTTCGTCTCGGCTTCGGTCTTCGGCAGATTCAATGCGGCCTGCTGGTCTTTGAGCACCTGGTCGTGCCCCACCCGCATGCGGTAGTGCGCATCGAGCGCGCCGAGATCGAACTGCTGAGGCAACCCCGCGTTGTATTTGTCGTTCAGCTCCGCCGCGAGCGCCGGATACGCGGCTTGCGCCTGCGCCAGGCCATCCGGATCCACCGGACCATCGGCGCCCTTCGGTTTAGCGACGCTCAGCAGTCCCTCGACGCGCTCCCCGATCGCGGCGTTGCGCGTCTCGTCGAGCTTCAAGTTGTCCTGGAGGGTTTTGACCTGCGTGGCGCGCGCGTTCTCATAACTCTGCAGGTAAGTGAGAGCGCGATCGCCGTGCCCCTTGGCATTCATCTCGCGCACGATCCCGTTCACATCGGGAAGCGCGGCCTGCGGCACCGAGGCGGCCATGGCCGCGTGATAGTTCGGATCCGGGATCGGATTGCCCTGGGCATCGGTGCCCAGCGAAGGAGGCGCCGGAAAAGTGGAGGACGGGGCGCCCACCGGCACCATTTGGGTGTTGTGCTGGATCGCGTCGCGCAGGGCCTGGTCTCCCTGCATTTCGATTTGCGTCTTCTGGTTCGCGAGGCCGATCGCTTGCGCCTGCTGCGCATTGACTCCTGCTTCTGCCTGGAGGTTGCCAGCTTGCGCCTGGCGCAGCGCGCGCGTGTCCATCCACTGCCCGACGTCGAACGGCTCGACATGCGGACCGTTGGCGAGGGCAGCACTGAAAATTGCGTTGGGATTGGTAGCCATTAGTCGTCACCCAAGTTGGCAACGTCGCCGCCGTCGCCCCCCGCACCGCCGCCGCTGTCGCCGGCCCCGCCACCGCCACCGAAGTAGTCGTAGTTGCCGGAATCGGTGCTGCCGGCAGAAGAGGTGCCCGCGCCGGCGGAAGGATCGCCCCAGGTGCTCGGGTCGCCGGCAAGCGAGGTCGGGAACCAGTTGTAGGTGCCGGTGCCATTGGGGTCCGCCCACACATAGCCCGTAGTCGGATCGATCTGACCCGGCTGATACATGCCGCTGCCGCTATTGGTGCTCGGGAGATTGGATGTGTCCGTCGGATCCGGCGGATTGGTCGGGTCGCCGGGATTGCCTGGGTTCGGATTGGTCGGGTCGCCTGGATTGCCTGGGTTCCCCGGATCCGTCCCTGGCCCGGGCCCTGAACTCATGGTCGGAACCTTGAGAGGCGGCGCCGGCGGTGGAGGCGGGGGTGGAGGAGGAGGCGGAGGCGGCGGAGGCGGCGGAGGAGGCGGGGGATTGGAGCCCGGCGCCTTCGGCGCGGCTGGCGCGGCTGGCGCCGCGGCCGCCGGCGGCTTCACGTTCAGCGTCAGTCCCTGGGCCGCCTGCTGGATCGCCTGCAGCACGTTCGGCGGGAGCTTAAACACCTCGAGCGGATCAGTCGGGGTGCCGTTCGACACGGCGTACGGGTTGTACATCGGAGACGGAGACATGGATTTAGCCGACGTTGATGGTGGTACCGGTTCCGGTCGGGGAGCCGGGGCTTTTGCCGAACAGGCTAAGAAGCGATGTCATGATCTGTTGGATCATCGCCTGCTTCGCTTGATTGGCATCGATGGTCGCGCCCGCTTGCGCGCCCGCTCCCGTCACGCCGGCGTTGCCCTGATACTGCGAGCCCTGGACGTCGAAGAGGCCCGAGTTTTCGGCGCCCGTCTGCAGCGCGTTGCCTCCGTACTGGCCGGAGGTCATGAAGTTCGAGGCCTGCGGCGCGCCCAGAGTTTCGGCCGCGACCAGATCCTGCTGGTTGGCGTTCTGGCCGATGCCGGCGGTGCCGGATAGGCGACTGTAGAGATTCTGCTGCGCGGTCTGCTGACGCTGCCAGGCGTTCGAGAATTCGTTCGAGGCGTAATCCTGCTGGAATTGCGACAGCTCTTTGCCGGCGGCGCCGGAGTCTCCGAGACCCTCGGACGCGAGGCGCGCCTGCAGATCGCCTTCGCCCTGACCCAGCCGGAACTGATAGCCAGGATCGTTTTGCAGAACCTGGTTGGCGGTGAGAGTCGAGTTCAGATTCCCGCCCGGCTGCAGGCCACTGGCGAGCTGCGTGGTGGCGTCGACGCCCGCGGCCGCGTACGGCGTCTGCAATCCGGTGGTCGAGCCGTACAGCGACTGCAGGATATCGTTGGCGCTGGCGGTGGCGCTCTGCACGCCGTTCGCGGCGCTGTTGGCCGCGCTAAGCACGCCTGATCCGGCGCCCTGCGCGGCGGTGTTCACTTCGGAGCCGGCGTTCAGCTCGGCGCTGTTGATCAGGTTGCCGGCGGTGTTAAACGCGCCTTGGCTCCCCAGGTAGCTCCAGAGCGCGGATCCAATCGGAATCGCCGAGGAGAGCAGCGACGACAGGCTCGGGGCGCCGCCCGAGCCAAAGATCGAGCCGAGGATGTTGGAGAGCGTCGAATCGGAAGGCGAAGGCGGATCGCCGGACGCGCCGCCGCCCGGGGTGCCCGGATCGCCCTGCTGCGTGGTGATCGGAGTGCCTGCTGTGGCCGTGGTATTCGCGGTTTCCGTGCTGGGGTTCACCCTACCGGCCACGGTCGAGCCGACCGGCTGGGCGACGGGCGGCGGCGCGGCCGCGGCCCCTCCCGGGGCGAGCGTCGACGCGTTGAGCACCGAGCCCTGCGGCGCCGCGGGAACCCCGGGGCTGCCGGGCGCGCTCTGCGTGTACGTACCACCCGGCTGCGCCGGCGCGTTGTAGGGCACCGTGCCGACGCCCGGCTGCTGGATCGACGGATAGACCGGTTGCGTGAGATCGGTCGAAAAGTTCGCCGCCTGCTGCGGGTTCCAGGCCGTGGGGTTCTTGGCGAAGCCCATCAGCGCCTGGTACATCGCGGAGGTGGGAGTGTACTGCTGGGCGAGCGAGTTGAAATTCGGGGTGGCCATGGAGGGAAGGGGAGAGGGCGATCTAGACGTCGCTAAGACCCAATAGCAGAGCCAGCGCCGCGGCGAGTGCCTGCTGCTGCTGTAGGGCGGTTGCGGTTCCGGGCTGCAGCGCCGCGATCAGGGCCGCGGCCTTGGCTTGGATGGGCGGGGGGACGACGACGGGCGGTGGGGGCGGCGGGTCGTTAGCCACCTGGGCGAGGATATTTCCCTGGGCGTCCCGGGTGACCAGATACACGTGACCGTTGATGGTTTCGGTATCGGTCGTCGGCGGCGGCGGGGGAGGCGGCTGAGTCGTCGCAGTCGTCGACGGCGTCATAGCTTTTTGCCCCACCCGATGCGAATGATCAGCGTGCCGGCCACCCATCCACCACCGCTGGTGTTGTTCACGCTGACCTGGACCGAGGACGTGAAGGTCAGATAGAGGCCCAGCGTCATGGCCGCATTGGCGGTGCCGTCGCCATTCACGGCGTGCGCGAAGGGCTGCTTGTCGTAAGTATCCGGCGCCCCCGCATCGGTGAGGGTATAAGTTTGCGTCTGACCGTCGATCGTAACCGCCAGAGTCGTGCCGCCGCCGGTCTGGTAGCCGCCGGAGGTCTGGTAGAAGATCGTCTGCAGGGCGCCGGCCCCGGTGTAGGTCAAGATTGTCGAATTGCCGCTCCCCGAGATGGTGATCGAAGCCACCTGGGGTTCCAAGCCGATTAGGACTCCGCCGCCGACCAATTGTGCCGCCTGTATGGAACTGGCCCCGACTTTGTTCCAGGTAAGATCCGCCGTGCCCGCCACGTTCGTCAAGATCGGGTAAATGGTCGGGCCCGGGGTATAGGATGTGCCGTGCGAGAAAGTGGACGCCCCCGACACCCACCAGACGAACGGGTCGGTGCCGCTATTGCCCGCCGCGATCGGATAAGCGGTTCCGTTCAGGTAGACCGTGCACGCGCTCCAGGCGATCTTGCCGCCGGTGGGGCTGTTGTTGGTGACCGTCATCCCCACGACTTGAATCGCGGAGTTGACCTGTTGCTGGACGACCGTGACTTTCTTGAGCGTGTCGACGAGCCACTTATAAGCAGGGCCCAACAGCGTCTGCATGGGGGCAGGCGGTGGTTGGATGGCCATGGGTTACGCCCCGCTGCCCGGCCGCTCGCCTAGGAAGGCGTCGACCACCGCGATGGGGATGGGTTCCGACGTCGACCACTCAAAACTCCGGTCCTGGGAGCGGCCCAGGTTGCGCCAGATGGACCCGTATCCGTACTGCGCCAGGCCGCCGATGGGCATCTCGATGGGATTGCCCCAGGTGCGCCCGCCGTCCTCACTGATCCGCAGATACGCCAGGGGCTCGGTGCCGGCGCCCTCGACGCCATCGGCTTCGCCGGCGAGCATGTACACGGTGAGCCGCGGGAAGTAGGTCCAGCGGCGCTCGTTGAACACGCTGCAGCTCCGCAGCCGGCGGATGGGCGCGGCGTTGTCGGTGTAGGTGTCGAGCGACTGGGTATAGATATTGCCGTTCTGGCGATCGCCGACTAAGTGCCTCCCGAACGCAAAGGTGTGGTTCCGCCCGAGGTGCGCGTGATAGCCACCATTGACCGGATCCCACCAGGCGCGCTGGTGCCACAGCGTGGTGGCGCAGTCATAGACCCAGGTGGCGTCTCCCGATGGGAACCAGATCACATAGAAGGTGTGGCCACCTTCCTGGTAGGTGTAGGCCTCGGCATCGCTGATGGTCGGGTACTTGGACCAGACGTATTCGAGCGAGTGCGTCGAGATGCGCTGCGCCGCATAGCTATTGTTGCGGTATGCGATTCCGGAGCCGTGCTCGTTGCCGCCCAGCCAGAAGACGCCGGAGTCACAGCGCTGCAGCGTGGCGGCGGCGACACATCCGGTTTCGATGGACGCGCCCTGCATGCGTTCAAACGCGAACGTCGGGTTGCCCGCGTCCCACCAGACCTCGCCGCGCTCCGAACCCATCAACCAGAGCTCGCGCTTATTCATGACCATCGAGATGAGGTTGTCCGGCCAGCTATCTTTCGACGCGAACGCCAGCGCCGCCCAGTCGGTCGCGTCGTTCACGAACGAGAGAAAGAACTGGCGCGTGCCCGGGTTCAGCGCGGCCAGATAGGTATCGAGCAGCTCGAACTCGCCCGCGCCCGGAAAGCCGGAGGCGCCCGGCTGGTTGGAGGAGACGAAGGGGTAATTCGCGGTATTGATCTGGGTGAGCGCGTTGGTCGCGAGCGTGAGTAAGTAGCCGGCGTTATTGGAGGAGACGACGAGCTGCGTTCCGTTGGACCGCATGGTCACGCGGCTGGTCAGGCCGCCGGCTTCGGCGAATGTGCCGAGCGCGTTGGCGACGCCGGCCGAGGTGATCTCATAGAGCGTGTTGCTGGATACCGCGAACACGCGTCCGCTCGACGGCTCTTTCCACAGCCCGCGGGTGGGATAGCCGCCCGGCAGCGTCGCGAAGACGGAGAGCCCGGGCGTGCCGAGCAGCACCATGGGGGCTTTCGCCTCCTGCGTTTCCACGCGCTCCGGAAACAGATTGATGCACTGCTCGGCGGCGACGATTTTGCTGCGGCCGGTATACGCGCCGCCTACGAATCCGAACTGCATCTAGCGCACTTGCCCCGTGGCCCAATCGAAGTCCGCGTTGCGGTCGTCGTTCTGACTCCCGAGGCCGATGTCCTGGCCAGTCCGCGGTGGCGGCATGCCGTTGTCGTTCGCGATATCGGCGCGCGCCCGCGCGGCCATGCGGCGGATCCGCCCGAGGTTCACGTCCGGGGCGGCCAGGTGCTCCATCTCCTCGCACAGCGTGTAGAGGATGGCGCGCGCATAGCCGTCCGGAAACAGATAGTCGGTGGTGAGGTCGGCGAACTGGGTCAGTTTGACGCGGGCGAGGAATTCGAAATCGGGCAGCGGCGCCGCGGGATAGGGGTTGAAGTAAATGGTGCCGAGGCCGGCCGTGGCCGAGCTGCCGCCGGTGCCGGGCGTCGAGACGAAGTTCTGGTCGTAATACGCTTTGACCGGGATGTTGGTCGCGATCAGCGGCACCGCAATACCCAGCCACTCGATCGAATCGAGAAACGTCACCGGCAGGTGCACCGGCGGGTTCAGGGTCGAGAGCACGATGTTGCCGGCCCGGATCCGGTTCGGGCGCAGGATGGCCGCACCGTTGATGTCGGTCGCGAGATCGCCGCCCGGGCCGATGGTGTAACTCTGCTTGGAAGAGGGGAAGGTGACGCGGGTGATCTGCTCGGCCCACACCAGGCGCCGCTTGCGCGTCCAGGATTCCAGGACCTGGTTCAGGTCATCGAGACCGTCCTGGGCTTCGTTGCCGGTGGGCCCGCGGCCTGGATCGATCGCGCCCAGCTTCCGCATCGCGCGCGTTATGAAATAAAGTCCGGTCATGAGGATGGAGTGGCTGCTAAGCTGGCAGGGAGGTGTTCAAATGGCAGGAACGACGAAGCGAACGACCACGAAGGCGAAACAGGCCACCGCGCGGAAACCGAAGCAGAAGGCGAAGTGAATCCGGATCAGCCATGGCCGGGGTTCCGCATGGAAGGCGATGGCATCCTGTACAACCGGATACGCTGCCTGAACTGCAACCGGGTGTCGTACAACCCGAACGACATCCGCGAGCGGTACTGCGGCTATTGCTATGTGTTCCACGAGGAGCGCCAGCAGCAGGAGCAGTTCGCGCGAGTCGTGGCCATGCTGGGCAAGTTAGTCACGTTCGCGCACCAGCCGCCCGGTGTCGCGCCGGCGCGCGTGCTGAGCTGCGACCGCTACGGCATGGTCGAACTGGAGGGCTGGCCCGGGCGCTACGCGGCGTATCTGCTGATGGCGAGTGAGTGCGTGGAGACCGAGTAAGGCAGGGCCCGCCCGGAGAAGGGTGGGCGGGCCCTGAGCGCGCCGCAAATGGGGGTAGCGTGCGAGGACGCACGTGGTGGGTTGGGCGCGCGAGCTGGATTATGCGTCGGCCGGCTTGTCTTTGGCCGGCTTCCGCTTACTGATCAGGTCGGCGATCATCGCCTCGAGCTGCGTCACCCGGTCTTCGAGTTCGCTGATGCGCTGGTCGTCTTCCTGGCTGAGCCCAGCCGCGGCGGCGGGCTCTTTCTTGTCGGCCGGCGCTTCGTGGCCGGGGAAATCCCAACCATCGCCCAACGAGGCGTGCTCGTCGGCCGAGTTCACGAGCTTCTTGCCGTGCTTCTCGTGCTTCACGATGGCGGGGTATTGGTTGGCCTCGGGCCGGTACACCGGCGCGGGCTTGTCTTCGTCTTCAAAGGCTCTGCGGAATTGCTGGGTTTCGTGTGCCAAAACGTTGCTCCTGTGGGAAATTGGGGCCGGCGTGCCGAGGGGCAGAGGCCGGCCTGGTTGGTTGCTGATGGAGGATCCTTAGTAAACCGTCATCAGCGGACCTTTACCCGCAGTGAAGGTGGTGGTCGGGGTGATGGTGGTAGCGGTTCCGAAGGTGACGGCAGTTTTCGAGCTGGCGCCGTATTTCAAAGGCGTGGAACCCGCAGGATACATTTCAAACGAAGACGCAGTCGTCCCGTTGCCGGCTACTCCGACATAGTAAGTCTGCGGTCCGAGGACCTGGGCCGTGGCGGTGAAGGCAATGCACTGGTACTGCGAGGCGCCTGCGCTGGCGGTGCCAGCGAGCGCGGTGTTGGCGACCAGCGCGCCGGTCTGGTCCCACAGGTAAAGGATCACGGAGTCGGTGCCGGCGCCGCTTCCGTTGTAGACGCACGCCCCCGTGACGGTGGCATTGACCGGAATGAAGATCTGGTCAAACCAGACCGTGGTGGCGACGTCGGTAACGGCGGTGAGCGAAATGCCAGGCGCCGGGTAGGGCGTCTGGAACCCGCCGAACGGCTGGGCATAATTGACCTGCGGATCGGCCTGGCCGGGCAGGTTGGCGGAATTGAGGACCCAGCGCCCGTTGATGCAATCTTCTACCGTGCCGGTGGACAGGTTGATGCGCGGGGTGTACAGGTCCGCGCCGGTGCCGGCGGTGCAGGCGGTTCCAGGGGGAAGGTCAAAGCCGGCGAACTTATCGGGCGTGCCGAGATACACGACGGCGCCCGAGGCGTGGGGGAGCGAGGAAGTCCCATCGGTGCCGCGCAGCACGTTCACCGCGCAGGTCGTGGTGTTGATCGCCTGCACGTCGAAGGCTTCCCTGTCGATGAGCAGCTTCACCGGCGCCGAGACGCGGTTGAAGGCGGCCATGTCGGTCTGGTTGCAGGCAGCCAGAAAGACGATGGCGTTGAGCGAATTGGCGGTGCCGCCGACCAGGCCCACCACCGAGGTGGAAGGATCGGCGGTCGAGATGGCCTGGGACAGAGTGGTCGAGCCGAGCTTGGTTTGCGCGCCGGCGAGGGCGGCGAGGACGACGAGCGCGAGAGTAATACGCTTGAGGGTATTCATGGGTGAGTGTGTTTCTCCTGAGTGAAGAAGGGCCGAGCGGAAGCCAGGCCCGTCATCGCTGTTACGCCAGCGACAGAATGCGCACCGAGCAGTTGTCGGGGTACAAGTTCCCCAGACCGATGACGGTCTCGATGCGATGCGTCATCATGCCCTTATTCGGATCCCACGCCTTGACGATGCGGATGGCGAGACCGGTGACCGGGTCGCGCTTCTGCGTGGAGTACTCGACCGCCTTGGGCGTCTGCATCTTCACGCCCACGAGCGCGAAGGCGTCTTTGTTGAGCTGCAGCCCGTTGATGCCGGCCTTGGCGTTGGGGGAGCTGGTGCCGGGGAACAGCGTAATGGTGGCGCTGTTCAGCGGGAGCGAGTCGACGTTCTGATACGGGTCGCCAGGCCCGACGATCGGGGGAGAGATCGAGAGCACGTCGGCGCCGCCGCCTACGGCCGTGAAGCCCTGCGTGACCACGAAGTACTTCTGTTCCCCGGTCGAGCGACGCGTGACCGGGTTCACCGCGAACACTTTGTTATTCGCCGTGATCGCGAAGACGTCGCCCTGGTTCACCGTGTCGGCGGCGCTGAGGTTGACCGTGAGCGAGGAACCGCTCTGGTTGGCGCCATTGACGGTGGGCGAGGTCCAGGAGCCGGCGGTGTGGCTATAGAGCTGATTGCTCTCGTACCAGTCAAAGCCGCGGGCCTTACCGAGCGAACCTTCGCGATAGAACTTGCTGATGTCCGTGGCCGGGTTGAAGTTGGTGACCACGTTCTCGCCGAGCGTCTCCATCATTTGCGGGCTCAGGATGAAGCCGCGCTCGCCAGGCGTGCACGAGTTGACGTTCAGCAGCGTGCGCCCGTGGTTGATGGTCTGCATGGCGGTGGGCGTGGTGCCCAGAACGCCGGCGATCATGTTGGTGTTCTGGTAAGCCCACAGCGCGCAGCGAGCATCGATCTCGGCCGCGATCTGCTTGATGGCCGGAGCGACGTACTGGTCGTAAACCTGTTCCTTCGAACGCTCCAGTTTCAGGGCGCCTTCGATGTCGTCCCACTGGAAGTGCACGCCGAACGGCTGGCCGATGGTGACCGTGGTGTACTTGCGTTTCACGGGCTGCGGCTGGTACTGCAGGCCGTTGGTGATCAGCCAGCGCTGCGGATATTTCACCCGCACGGTGTCGCCGACTGCGTACTCCTCTTCGAATTCGTTGTTGTGATCGGTGTTGAAGAACTGAGCGATTTGCGATCGGTTGATCAGGTCGGCGAGGGACTTCATGCCGATCCAGTCAACGACCTGGAAAATGTTAGCCAAGGGGTCTCCTGGGGATGCGGAGCGCCCCGATCAGAGTCGGGCGCTAGCGCGGGTTGCCGATCGTCTTCCGCGTGTCCAGCTCGTAGAACTTGCGGAAGTCGTCGTTTCGCACGGCCGCCTCTTCCTCGTTCGCCGGCGCGGAGTTGCGCCCCGCGATGTCGACGACAGGAGCAGGCGTTTGCGATGGTTTACGGGGAGTAGAAGCAGCAGCAGGGCGCGCACTGGCGGCGCCGGCTTTGGGAGGATTCGCGAGCGAGTTTTCGAGCGTCACCAGAACCCGCGCGGTAGTGAGTGGATCGGCCTGCGCGAGCTGCGCGGCGACCTGCGGATTCTTTTGCAAGGTGTATAGGATTTTGGGGCCCATCTCGGACGTGAAGAGGAACGCCTTGGTGGTCTGGTTGACGTTGACGCCGCCCTGCTGGAACGCGACGGTTTTGAAATCCGGCATGTCCGGATCCTTCTCCGCCTGCAGACAGCGATCCGCCCACTGGGCCTTGAGCTGCTGCTCGGCTTGCGCGGCGGTCTCGGCCTGTTTGTGCTCGCCGATGGTTTTGGTCGCCTGGCGGGCGCCTTCGCGAATCAGCCAAGAATCCTTGGCCGCTTCGTATTCGTTCCAGTCCTTCCACTGGCTGCCATCGGGCTTGTGCGCCCGGACCGGTTTGGGGTCCTCGGCGACGGGGGCCGCCGCGGCCGGCTTATCGGCGGGCTTCGGCTGCTCAGTGACCGGCTGCGCGGTGGGCGATGCTGCGGTCCGCGTTACGCTGCTTTCGGCCGGTGGCTGCGCGGCACGGAGCCGCTCGTTTTCCGCCAGTAACTCTCGAATCCGTTTTTGGGCGGGGGTCTCTTGCTTCGCGCCCTTCGCTGGCCGCTGGGGCGGCTGCTGCTTCTGTTGATCCGGTTGCGAGGCCGGGGCAGGTTTGACGCCAGAGGCGTCGGCGACTTCAGTCTCCTCATCCGAGGTGCGCGTAGTCTCGGCGGGTGACGCGCCGGCGAGAGGGATCTCGCCTTTGAGGAGCCAATTCTCGCGCTCGCTCGAAGTCATCTGTTCGGGTGACTTGTATTCGGGCGCGGCTTCACTGACAGCGGACGAGTCTGTCTGTACGTCCAGTTGTTCGAGTTCCATGATGGTGGAGTTGCCCGTAACGCTGGGCTGCGAGGTACTGCCGTTGTGCCCGCTAACGCGGGGCGTGCGAGGGTGCTGCTAAACTGTTCCGCGATGCGGAAATGGCGGACGATCCGGCGGGGCCGACATCCGTGGTGGCTCTTTCATCGGCACACATGGCAAGCCCCGGAGCCGCAACGATTCGGCTTTCAGTACGGGGTCATGTTTGAGCTGATCGGCGAAAGCTGTCCGTGCGGCGCCTTGCGCGCGCTGAGGGACCTGGCTCATTTGCTCTGAGGTGTACTGCTACACTTGGGCGGGGCCGGCACCGCGCTATGCATACGCGGGCGGATGTCCGAGAGGGCGTGTCAGGCGGGTGACGTCGCGGGCCGTGAACCGAGGGCAGATCAAAGCCCGAGTCGGAACGCGGGGAACAATCCTGTCTCTAGCGTTTGAAAGGCGCCGCGGCCGGCCTGCTACGGAAGGGTCAGTTCTTCGATGTCGCTCACCTGGCACGCGGCGATGTGCAGCGCGAGCAGCTCGTGCGCCACGGCGAGAATATCTGTTTCATGGCACTGCGAATAGTCAGCAGGCAGCGCCTGGCTCGGCGCGCCATTGATGGAGTATTCGCACTGCCATTCGACCGGATTGAAGGCGACGAGGATCTTGTCGCCGGTGTCGGGATTGGTCGCTTTCGCCCAGCCGGTCATCATTGCTGCGAACCTCCGACAGGCGCCGGCTGGGGCGCGGCGGCCTGCTGCTCTAGCGAGTGCTGGTGCTGGAGCTGCAGCATGTCGCGATCGCGCGCCGCTTCCGCGTCCAGCATCAAGCCTTCGTGCTGCTTGTCCCACGCCGCCATGGCCGCGGTGAGCATCCGCTCGGTCTGCGCTTCCTCGCCGGCATAACCGGCCTTGATCAACGCGGCCGAGATGACACCCATGGTCGACATGCGCTGCTTCTGCAGTTGCGTCTGCTGATCCATGTTGGCCTTCGCCATGACGCCCTGCATCTTGACCACTTCGTGCTGGCGCTCCTGCATGAGCTGCTGGACCGCGCCTTGCAGTTGCTGGATCTGTTGCGCCACCGCCGGCGGCAGGCCGTTGGGGTCGGGCGCGAAGCGCTTGGCCATCTCGTCGCCCAAGGGGCCCAAGTTCCGCAGCTTCACGATCAGGTCCATAACCTTGCCCGCGAACTCCGGGATCTTCATGAGGCTTTCGGCAAAGTCGGCCGCGGCCATCGCCTGGTTGACGGCGCTGGGCCCGGTCGAAATATCCACGTCGTGATCGCCCTGGTCGGTGTGGAAGCCCACCGGATTCCCGGTCAGATCCAGTTGATTGATGGTCTCCTGCGACTGTTCGCCGGCCATCGTGCGCATCCCGACCGTGCGCGTGCCGTCATAGACAGGACCGAGTAACTCGTTCAGTTGCCGGCCGCCGTTCTCGAGGGCGATGTCGAGGTTGTCGACGAAGTGGAAATTCCCGGTGGCTTCCTGCGCATCGAGCGTATTCAGAGCCACGCCCGATTTGGCGTCGCTATCCTGCGTGCCGTTCAGCAGCCCCGTGATGTTCATGGCGCTCTGAATCGCGCGGCGGCAGGCCTCTGCCGAGATTTCGAGCGCCTGGATCCCAGAGGCATCGAACAGAATGCGCTGGGGCTGCGGCAGATTCGGGGACGCGGCGCCCGGCGCGCTCTCGGCCGCGGCTTCGGACTGGTCGGTCGTCAGGTTGAACTCGACGTACGCGGTCGGGATTTTGTGGATGTTCTTCCAGTCGGTCGAGGTGTCGAACTGACCGACGAAGCCCTGGAACATCGCTTTCGGGCTTTGCTGCGCAATTTCCATTTGACACGTGCGGATGTAGCAGTACGCCATGTAAGGCGAGCGCGCCAGGCGCACGAGCGACAGCAGCTTGCGCTGCGCGCCGCCGCCATCGTCCACCCAGATCTCCCGGCCGAGCACCGCAATGATCGGGATGTTACTTCCCGGCCAGATGTGCTCATCCAGGATCTCGATGCCGTTGGTGAGGTACTGCGTGACCTGGTGCTTCTCGGTATCGCGCTTGCGCTGGAACAGCAGCGAGTCCTGGCCGTCGCCTAAGTCGATGTAGTTGCCGCCGACCTTGACGTTGCGTTTGCCGTATCGCTTCTGGAAGGTAGAGAGGACTTCCGATTGCCCGTTCTCGAACAGAAACAGCGTGTCGCGATCGGTGTGCCGTTTCCAGTAACTGGCCACCATGACGCGGTCGGTCTTCACCCACGCCGGCGCGATGCGGGTAAATTCGGTGTTGAAGAACTGGTACTGCGCGTCCTTGTACTTCGACCGGTATGCCTTTTTGGGCATCGTGTCGAACTCGAACGCATAGGTCATGTCCGAGCAGTCGGCTTCCTTGGTGTCCCAGTCGATGTAGATGGTC